TTCTTCTTTTGACCCAATCATTAATGTGGCTGTTAGTTTTCTCCACATTGTAGTCGTCACAGTTACTTAGTATACCGTGCAAAAATTCAATAGATTCCTGGTTGTATGTCAGGATTGAGCATAGGAATAATCTAGCCTCATGTTCTAGATACTTACTGTCAATCGCCTGTTGCCATAGTCTCTTAATGGCGGAGCAGCTTTCCAGCAATCTTTTTGGAGTAAAGTCTTTTTCTTTTTCTTCTACCGTCTTAAAGGCAGATGACCCGTGTCTATTGAAGTATCCAATAAAATCTTTAGATCTTTCTTTATCTATTTCTAAGTTATATGTAAACTCTCTAAACCATTCATTTGCTCTGGCATTAAATGCTTGTTCTTGTATCGTATTTTCCGACTGCTCTTTACAGTACTCCAATACTTCAGCTATTCCCTTACTTAATACCTCAACTGGAATTATATTTTTATAGAGGCCAGTGTCTTGGTGTTGACTTCCTTGTAGTCTCCACATTCTTCTTGCGTCATATACGCTAAAATCCAAAGAGGTAAGGCTAAGTTTTTCTTTTAAAGAAGTGGCAATGAATCTGAATATGTTTGGAAGATTGTTAGAAGGGCTAATACCCAGAGTAACAGCCTCACATTCAATGTGAAATCCTTTCTTGCCCGTAAAATAAACTATTATTGCGGATTTTGGAATGTACTGCAGGAGGTACTCATATAGCTTTACGCACTCTACGTAGGATATTTCCTGGTCCTTGTTGTCAATATCAAAATACAAAGAACCTAGTCTAACTGCTTCCTCTAGGTCCTGAGAATTATAAGACCAGACAGATGTATATAGTCCTATGTTTTTATTCTCTGCTCTAAAAGACTCAATACTATTGACGTCTATTAGAATTGGCTTATCGCCATTCTTAGAACGTATTACCCTAGAAAGAGAGGGCACATACTTAGCTATCTCTACATACTTCCAAGAAGACAAATATTTAGAGTCATCATCTGGTATTCTCATAATATTTTAGCTTTACCCTCTTCGCAATTAATGTCAATCGTGGCTATTTTTTCTTCTATAATACTGCCAGAATGTGACCTATAGTAAATGGACTCTTTTATTATATCATCTAGGTGCGACAGAATAAACATCCTATTAACTATTCTTATTTGTTTATTTCGAAGACTTTCTCCACTGCTCATTCATTAACTCGCTATCTTCAATAACATTGTGAATTTTACTTGCAACGTTGTCTGCTATGTGAACAATATAGTCCATATATGTTATGGGGCAAGTCTCTGGAACCGGAGACCAAGGGCCAAGGTGACATCTTACCAGGCGCAAAATAGTTTGAGCCACATCCTCTGATATAAAAAGACTGGTTGACTGGGAGTCATTTCCGTATTCTTTATCATGCGCTTGACACTTTGATATAAAATTACCCACCGTATAAGGATGCATCGGATCATAATTAAATGAAGTTGAATCCTCGGAAGCAATTCCTTTTGTTATGTCGTGCAGTATGCATGCTGCAATTATTATATCTCTTTCGTCCCCTGACAACGAATAGGAATCACACAATATAGCGGCAACTCTGACTACACGCTTAGTGTGAAGAACATTGCCTCCGACATTATGTTCATCTGGCGGATGATACTTCCCAGAAAAACTAGATGGTATATTCCAAAAAATCTCTGCTTTAAGTAAGATTGATCGAACAAAGGATGCTATCGAGTCATCGTTGATTAAATTAATTTCATTTAAAAGTTCAGATAAAACTTCATTCTCATTAGAAATGATATCGCTTTTATCATCTTTTAATATTTCATCTAATATATTTTTTGCCATTATTTCCATCCATTCCATTTTGAGCAAGGCGCATCGAATGGACACTTCTTGCAGTATTGTGTTAAGCCTCTTCGTGGAACAAAGACCTCTTTAGATTCTATTGAGTCACACCAATATTCTATCGAATCTATGTCCTGTTGATTTATTTCATATTCATTAAACGATAAATTATTAGACAATAAATCTATATATCCAAACTTGGTATTTTTTATTTTAGCTGGATGTAGATTTTTAAATGCAAGATACATGGCTGCAAAGTCCATTTGATATATGTGTCGATAATTATTTTTGTAATTAAACATTAATTTAACTACATAGTTTTCATTATCTTTTCTATATATAACATCAAATTTGTCTTCTATTCTAACGTTATTGTTTATTGTAATTATATAGTCATCATAGATAGACAAAGGTATGAGATCAGTTTGACTATATGTTTCATGGAATCTCAATAGCAATCCCGCTGCCTGCGTTGTAAGGCTCGCTGCATTGCCGTAGGCACTCTCGTGCTTTTCTGTAGCGATATCATAGTGACTAGTATCTTTTGGAAACCAAATTTTTTCCCATCTATTTAATAAGGAGGCGTATGACGGGGTAATCCCACCTTGTTTCTTGAACCAAAAAAAATGTATAATGCTTTTAATTGTTGCTTCAAATCTAGAAGTATATATATCTCTAGAGTAAATAGTTTCTGGAAGCTTTTCTACATACCTATAATCGTATAGTCTTTCGCATGTCTGAAAATCTTTAATTGAATTTACATTAAGGTTGATCATCAATCAAATCCTTCTCCACTTAATAGGTTTTGTAAGTCTGTTTCATCAGAATATGAATTCTTAGAAACATGTTCATATTCTTCATATATTTTCTTTTCATCATTATATCTAACTAGAGGTGGATCATACATGAATGCAGATCCAGTAATTCTATTCTTAGGTATTTGTAGTTGCATTACGTGCTCATCCTCAGTTTCGTCATTTGATGCCAGACGTTTTTCTGTAATGAAAATAGTTACTGCACACTTTTGCTGAATAGCGAGAGATCCACCAGTATCTGACTGTTGAACAACTTCTCTTTTTTCTTTCATTCTATTTGAGTTCTCTTGTGCCGTAATGATTAGCGCACAGTTCATGTCTCTAGCTAGCTTCTCTAGGCGAACCATCATCTCTTCGAATTCACCCCAACGTGGCTTGCCTTTGCCTGCGCCTCTCGTAAACATTGACTGAATTGTATCGATAATTAAAACATCAGGAATTTTATCTCCATGACCTATTAAGTCTCTTAACCAAAGTTCAAGATCTTCAAAATAAGGTGTGTCCGGATCATGGCGAACCATTAAGCGATCTCCCCATTCTTCAAGCTTAGCCTTGAACTGATTCAAGTATCCCTGCTTTTCAGTTTCTGTCCATTTGTCTGATTCTGAATAAACATTCTTGCCAATAATTTGGGTCATTAATATTCTTTCCCAGTGACCAGTGGCTTCCTCAAAGTTAACAAAGAGAACCCTATGTCCAGTATCTAGCCAATGATTCGCTAGGCACTTTGCGAACGTACTTTTTCCCTTGCCTGAGGCAGCTATGATGGCGTGTACGGCGCCCTTGAAGAACCCACCATCATCTGTATACCCCATAGCCCTATTTAGGGATTTAAACTGAGTAGACATGAAGTTAGGGATATCCAGAAGACCATCTACTCTGCCAAGAATGTCATTAGCAGTTGTGAGCTTATCCAGCGGATTGTATTTTATTGAATTTTCTAATTCTTTAATTTGAGATGTTACTTCATTTATTCTTTGTACATCTTCTATTGACTTCAAGCCTTTTTTATTTAGAAGCAGCTGCAGCTCGTGTAGGTAATTAATTTGCTTGCGCTTATTAGCCTTATGCTTGAGCAGCTCTAAGACGGACTCTCTACTAGGTGTGTCGACACTTAGAATGTAGTCCAGCATGATTGATATGCCAGCACCGCCGCCTAGGGCAGAATAAATATCTGTTTCACTTTCTAGCCAGGACTTGAAAGCTATTGGATTAACTATGTCTAGACTAGTGGCTCTATAGAAAGATAACAAAGCTTCATAAAATTCATGAGTTCCTTTTTCGCCATGTATCAATCCGACTATATCGGTCGGTAAATTGTCATTAAAAAAGGCTATTGCCCCATGCTCTTTTAGGCATAGGGCAAAAGCCTGATACTCTAATGGTGAATTTTCTGACTCAGAGATTTCTTCTATTGTCATCAATTTTAGAACCTTTTATTTTTCTGTATAGACTTTTTCTATACTCAGAGTTTTTCTTTTTTGCTTCGTTGTAGAATGGATTGTCTGTAAGTGATTTTTTTTGCTTCTTATCAGAGATATAATCACTAGACCTAATTGCCTCTAGCATTCTATTATACACGCTATCTTCAGTTAGGGAGTCGTTATAGCGGAAAACTATTAGAGCAATACCGTTATCTTTACAGTATTGGACTTTCTTTTCATCTCTTTTTTGGGCTTCTTCAAACTCATATTTAGATTCAAAAAATCTACTAGTGTAAAAAAAATGCTGACGCCCATGATATTCTGCCGCCAGCTTATATGAGGGACAGTAAACATCAAATCTTAGTCTATCATCAATGTGATATTCATTTACTATTTCTTCACCTGGAAGAATTTTTTGCATGATCTGAGTTAGGGCTGTTTGACCTCTAGACATTTTTTTTCTAGACTCTTTCAACCAAGACAAACCTAATTGATTTATCTTTTTGTTAACTTCGTTAACTGAAACATCTAGCTGTCTAGCTATTGCACTAATTGATGAATTTGTCTCTAGTAAAAGATCAATCAAAAACTGTACATCGTCTTCTTCTAGCTTATTCTTTTTATCTTTCATGCTACTGGCTGAGGATATG